CCAAGGGTAGGTAATAGGACTTTTGTTAAAAGTATCACATGTTGTCACCATAGATGGGTAAACAATAATGATGCAGTTACCAAAGTGCCTATGGCAATAATGTTTTTTAAACATCATGGAAAACTACATTATTTAAATCACTATGGACTTGTTCGTAATGGACTTAATCCATGGCAAAGATTTAAAGACGGCTGGAGAGGTAGACTGGCTGCTTGGAAAAAATGTGAACCTTTTGATGGTGCAAGAGATCATTCTATTGGCAAATACGTTGATAATATCGGCAAGCCAGAAAATGATATTGAACTAAAAAGTAGTTGCACTAACTAGACTTTATACCTGCTAACATATCTTTTAACTTACTACTTTGTACACTTGCAGTAACTTTTGCTTCAGGTTGATAATCCTGTGTATTATCTGCTCCTGACTTAATCTTGTTCATCATAGAAGTTGCAACTGGTTGTTGTCCTCCATCATCTTCTGCTAAGTCTCTAATTCTTAAACTGTTAATATCAAATTCTAAATCAACTTTTTGTCCGACACCGCTACTACTTCTAGTTTTCATAAACTGTATTTGATATCTTCCACGTTCACGCATTGCTCTACTTGTAAAAATACCAATAACATTATCAGCAGTATTAATCTTACTAATACCACCAGCAATATGCGAATGATCAAACTCTATTTCTTCAACTGCCGCTCTGTTTAACTGCGAAGCAGTTACCATAATAATATTAAACTCTCTTGCTAAGTTACGCAATTCTTCACTAACATACTTGTCTTTAATAAACTGATCGTTTGGCGATACTTTAGCACTAACTGGCATCAATAAATCCAAGTAGTCAACACATATAAAATCAATTTGCTTTCCTGTTTGTATTTGTAACTCTTTTAAGTATGCTCGCATATCATTAATGTTACTTTGTGCTGGCATATATTTTATTCTTAAACTACCTGCTTTTTTACTAGTCATTCCTAGTTTCATTTCAAGTGTATCAATATCTTTAAAAATGTCTTTACTTGGAATATCTGTAACCATGCTATCTAGTCTCATAGCACATAAGCCTTCACTAAGTTCAAGTGTTACATACACTCCTGTAAGTCCTGCTAGTGCCCAATTAATAGATAAGTTTTGCATAAACAAACTCTTACCACTACCACTACCACCTGCAAATATATTAAGTTCACCTTTGTTAAATCCACCAAACAATTTCCTATCTAGTGCAGGCCAGCCTGTGCTAATTTGTCCATTACCATCTTTTAAGCTCATTAGTCGATCACGTGGATTCTCCCAATACTCAATACCCAAGTCATTTGTTAAACTAATTTGTACTGCATCTTTAATAAGTTTCTCAACTGGCTCATACTCACCTTTTTCAATCATATCTGCACTTTTTAAAATAGCACGTTCTAGTTCTTGCTTTTTAGTAAACTGCTCAAACTCTGTCATGAACCATTCATAGTGTCCATCATTTAAGTTTTCAACTGGCTTCAGTTGCATATTACATGCCGCATTTACTTGTTCATACGCAGGCATAGTTGCATGATCTGTTGTGTGTTTTTCTATAAACTTTGCCGCTTCTCTTAGACTCCTATCAAAGTTTTCTGCATTAAAAATGTTTTGCACTCTAACAAATGTTTGTGCATCATTTAACATCATTTCTAAAAATAATCTTTGTAAGTCTGTTGTGTAATTAGTTGCCAAGTTTCTTCCTCATCAATTCTATCTTTATTCTACTACTTTGTTTAGTGTTTACAATACTCCATAAAGTATATAACTTTCCATACTTGTCTATTGCATCACTAACATCTTTTACATCATCGTCCCAGTCTGGATATGCTACATTCCATCTATATTGTAGTGCAGCATCTACTAACTTTTTTCCTGCTTCATCTTTGTCAGGTACAACTATAACTTCCTTTGCTAAGTTATCAATAATGTCTGCTTGTGTTTCACTAATAGTGTTACTCAATACTGCAACACCACCAATTTTTAGTGCATCAAATGGACCTTCAACTACAATGACAAACTTATTTTCTTTGTCTTGTGCTTCTGTGTTATACACATATCCAGGTTCCATAGCATTAAAATATTTTGGACTAACATCTTGATCTATAGCACGACCACAAAATCCTATTGTTTGCCCTTTCCAATTAAACGGAATAATAAGTCTACGATTCATTTTTGCCGCTCGACTAGGACTCCACATAAGTTTATCTAAGTTATCTTCCAATCCTCTGCTTAGTGCATACTCGGCAGTTCTATTTGCAAAATCTTGTGTACCATCATGTAACCAATCCATTATACTTTTACTATCTTGTGGCAATTGCCTAGTTTTAAAAACTACTTCTTCTTTAACTTCTTTAACTGGATTAAGTATTTCATAATCTTGCTTTATACGAAGTGCTTCTATAACAAGTCCACGTATTTCTGCTTCTTCGGCACCTAACCATTCTAACAGTTGACGAAACTTAAATCCTACTGGTAATCCAGGAGCCCAACCAGTTTTAAAACCACAATTAAAGCAATGATAACTTGCACTACCATCACCATTCATAATGGTACCTGCACGTCCTTTAGTGTCCGCTCTTCTTTCACCATTGTGTACACAACATGGCCCGCTGAAACTAGTCCATTCACTTGGACTACTTCTCTTGTCAGCAGGTAGATGTGCTACCAATACATCTTGTATATTGTTTTGCATAATAATTCATTATAACACAGAGTTACGGGCGATACAAGACTTTTTCTATAGTTCCTGCAGTTTTTGAACTTTTAAATCTAACTGCTGTGTAATTGCCTGTAAAGTTAACTGAAACACTACCTGATTGTGCAGTATATGTAGTGCTGGATAAATCAACCCAATCACTATCAAGTAGTGAACTTGGATCTGCATCTACTGTAATTTGTACTGTAATGGTGCCTGTATAAGCATCTAAGTAGTACTGTGCAGTATGTAATGAGTCTGTGTCTAAGTGTGCGTGTGATAATGCGTATGAACTGTTATCGTCTGTTGTAGAACTAGTCATTGTACTAAATGTTACTTCTGTACTTGCAGTAAATCCAACATATGGAGAGTCAAATATTTGTAATTGCCCGTCAGCATCATAATCATCATCACTATAAATTATAGTTTTTGATGAATCGCCGTTCAGTTCATAGATGCTATAAATAAAACGTCCTGCGTTAGTCGAGGACATATCAGTGCTAGTTAGTTCAAAATCCACTTTACCTGCTTGACTTTGAGTCGTATTTCCTAGGGTGGTGGTTTTACTTTTGATAACTAAGTGTGTAGTCGGATCGACAATGTTAAGAACAAATGTTTTGGTGCTTACATCTACGCTTTTTTGATCGTTATTTAACAATCGTAATTGCAAGGTGTTATCAATACCACGGTAAAGTTTTATAGGTCGAGCATACACTGTTCTACTCCTGTTTACAGTTGATGTATCTGGAGAGTAAAGTACGCTCAGATACTGTGTTTCTATATAGCCATTTAGTTTTTGCATTGTTTTTATGAATCCACATTATATAGAGTATTTATGCCATAGATGGAAGAATTAATAACAAAATTACTAGATAAGTTTCCGTTTATGAGTCACATCAAATACGGTCAAAACGAGTATATCGGAATTGTACAAAACAGAGATGCACATTGTACGAGCTTTTACAACTACGAAAAGATTACAGAATCACACTTAAAACAGTTGTTTCTTAAACTTGGTGACGATTGGTGGTGGGAATCAAACAGAATGATTCCTATTAACATTTTTCTTAAAGAAGATTGGATACCTTTTCGTCCATATTTAACTACATTTGTAACAAAAGACTGTGAAATTATTGCAGGTCCAAATGTAAGTTTAAGCGATCTTAGTAAAAAGCGAACAAAAAGACGAAGTATTCAATTAATTAAAAAAGTAGACTAGTCACCTTTACCTGGTGTTTCATCTAATAGATCACGTTTGTCTGGTACATCTGGATTTAACTGTCTATTATTTGCATCAGCATCTGGCAATGGATCTCTTTGTTCTGTTATTACTGGCCATGCACCTTCACTATACTTTGTATTAATATTCATCCAGTATTTTAATTCTTCACCTACAACATCAGTATCAGGAATAATAGCACCTGCAGGACATTCAGGCTCGCATACTCCACAATCAATACATTCATCTGGGTTTATAACTAATGTGTTTAATCCTTCATAAAAACAATCTACAGGACATACACTTACACAGTCAGTGTACTTACAGTTAATGCAGTTGTCAGTTACAAGATATGTCATTTGTATTCCTCAGATAATAAGTTAATGTGTACTGCTACTAAATGTGCATAAGCAACAGCGTGTGCTTTTTTAAAATAGTAACTACCGTCTGCTGGTTTTTGCCAAACAGTTTCTGCTATTTGATTCCAAGGCTTGTATTGTAAATTTGCTTTACCAGGTCTAATAATACTTAGTAACATTGCCATTTGCGGTATGCTTGTAGGCTTTTTCTTTACAATTAAATCATAGTAATTACTAATATGTATTACTTTTTCGCAGAACTCTTTGCTTTCCCAAAGTAAGTTCCATTGTGGCTCTTGTGCCATTAATCTATCAAGATGTGCTTCATCTTTAACATTACGATATACTGCTACATTAAGTAAGTCAAGTTTAAAGTAACCTCTATCTTCAGCAGTTTTATAATCTAATGTTGCAACCCCTGTTACTGGATCACTTGGAATATCCGTGTAGTAAACACCTGTATTATGCTTTGTAAGAACACCATGCTCTTTCATCATAGCAGGTGTACAATCAATTAAATCAATTGCTTTTTGTCTATCAGAGAAGTCAATGTCTACGTCAGGCAAATCACTCATAGCCCTGCTTCCTTTAATGCACTTTTTACAATAGCAGTTTCATTATGATACTTAATAAAGTTTTTCTTCCAAAAGTCTGGATCAATATATTCGTATATCATAGTAAGTTGTTCTTCACTAACTTTACTTAAAAAGTCAATACCAGTATCACAATTAAATATTACCCAAGTACTAACTCTGCCATTAACAATATGTTGACATATTTTATTTTTATTAGCGGCAAAGAAATAACTATTTAATTGTACTTGATTTTCATCGGCCCATGCTTCCATAGTTGTTAAACTTCTTGTAATAGCATCTTGCCAACTTTCAACTTTTAAGTGTGATGTTAAGTATGCTTGATAATGTTTATCTTGGCACCATTGGTCCAACTTAGTATTGTTATTAATTACATAATCAATAAACTTACTAACATTAATTGCTTTTATGTTAACTAGGTGTTTGCCAAACTTTACAAATGCATTATAATATGGGCTATTAACAAAGTCTCCATATGTTTTCTTAGACCCATTAGCACCTTGTGTTTTTTCATAAAACCTTAAATATGCTTGTAATCCTAATTGTACTTGTTTATCTTTTTCTTGCAACCATCTACGTTTTTGCTCACACGTATGACTAAACAAAGTTTTCTCTTTACTAAAAGCTCTGTCGCAATACTTACAAACAAATGGCTTATCACTCATATGTGCTTCTGCCGTTTGTTTTGCTATTGACATCAATGTGTTCATAATAGTTCTTTAAGTTGCTTATCGTCATATCCTAAATCTTCAAGGTACTTTTTAACATCTGCTTTAGTGTTAACTTGCTCAAGTAACGCAATTTCATCTGCTTTGGCATTTGGGTATATATGGTTTAGTGCTTTACCAATTTTATTCTTACTAGCCACTTTCTTTTTGTTTGCAATCCATTCATGAAATGCAGTACCCATGCCTGGACTTGCACTTGTAAGTAACAACCATTGTAACTTAGGATGCTTACCTAAGTCAAAGAAATGTGTGTTAACACGTTTGTTTGTAGCAATAAGCCACCACTCTTGTAACTCACTTTGTCCTTTTACACTACTCGCGTAACGATTCATTAAGAAAGGACTAAATGCTTTACGTTCTTCATCAGTGAGGCTATCGTAAAACTTTCTGTCTTTACGATCCATTGCACCTAACACTTTGTTTAGCGGAAGTTTACTTGCCATAATTAAAAATACTCTGCATATGTTATTTCAAAAAGTGTAGCATCATCAATGTTTTCAAAACTAATATGATACCAGCGATTATTCTGTGCGTCCCAGTCAATTGTAATGTTTACTCCAGCATTAACCATTTCTCTATCATTAAAAAAATTAACGACATTTTCAATTAATGGTCTTTGTGTTGTATTCCACGTTCGTTGATTATCTCCACTAAGACTTAAACTATAGCACAGATTAGAAGTTTTTACAATATAATTATTACCAGACTTTTTCAACATCTACAATTTCTGAAGCTCTACTAATTTCTTCTACAAAATAAGCACATTTTGGTTTTTCACCGTCGTGTAACGGTACTGCTAATAACTGTCCTGGTTTCAACTTTGGAAAGTACCAACGTACATCTTGATATACATCTACAATTTCTACAGGAGCAAACTCGGGCCTAAAGTCACTACGTGGATTGTATAAGAATGCATGAAATCCTCTGTCATTTAAACTTGTAAGTGGAATAACTTCTAAGTCTCCGTGATCTGGTTCGCCAATAAGCATCATCCAATCACGTGGCATTCTAACTGTGTGTTTACCAATTTTCAATACTAGTGCAGGACTGTTAAAACTTTGTAAAAATATTAATGGTATAAAAAAGTAATCAGGTTCCTTTGGATTACTGTTATCTAATACTGCAAACCTCATATCATCTACTTCTTCAGGTAGATCATTCATTGAGAATGTTGTGTTCTCTAAAGTTAATATCTGCATTAATAAACACTCTTTATTTTGTCAGCAATGCCATACTTAACTGCCTCTTTGGCACTAAGCCATTTATCTTCCGGTGGAAGAAGTATTTCACGAATAACTTTTTCTTTGAGTCCTGTACATTTTTTATAATGGTCTAACATACGTTCTGTACTAAGTTCAAACTCACGTACTCTTGCAAATAGTTCGTGTTCTTTACCACTACTACCCCAACTATATTGGTGTGATAAGATACTTGTATTTGGCGTAAGTATACGTTTACCTTTTGTTCCTGCCATAAACGTTAGTACACCGCAACTTGCAATAAGTCCTAAGCCGACTGTTTTGATTGGAATAGCACTGCCTTTCAT